CGCTGGCGCTTCGCGCAGCGGCGGACCGGCCCCCTCCCTCCCCCAGCCGGGCTTGTGGGCAGGGGCGAGCAGGGATGGGTTTCGCGGGACCTTAGGCAGGTGACGAACACGCTGCCACGTTCTCCCGCATATGGATGCACGGTTGCTTGACGGTACCTGGAGCGAGCGCACATACACTGTGCTCACGCCGGCAGATGAGCGTCAACCACCGTGCAGCTCAGCAGAAAAAAAGGGGCTTGGGAAAAAATTTTGTACCCTCACTGTCAAAAGTTTGACACCACAAACTAGATTGTTGGTGCTTGTCCCAACAATCCAGGTTGTGAGGTGTGGTTAGATACTGGCGTGTACGAAGCTCCACTGCGCTTTATCAGGTGCTACGGTGGCTTTCTTCAAGGCTGCGGTGATCCAGGCAAGTTCTTTCTGCGCTCTCGTCCGACGTGGCTTTGAGGCTGGCCGCTTCGCTCTGGCTTTCTTCGGTGGGGCTACTGGCTCTGCCTCTGGCTCTTGTGTATACCGTACTGGTACGGGTGGTACTTCGGGCTCTGCCTCTGGCGTCTCTCCCCTACGCAGGATCAAGGAGGAGTTGGCGTAGTTGGTGGAGAGGGTGGAAGTGGGGGCTGGCTTGTGTGCGTCGGTCCAGGTCTTGGGGATAACACCAGTACTCACCAACCAGGACCATGCGCGTATGATGACATCAGCGTGGCAGCGCTCGTTTTCCCGACAGGTACACATCAAGGTACTTGCGGGTGTGATGCGTTTGAGTTGCGCCATCACTCCTACGTGGCGTTCCTGGATGCGCTGGAAAAGCCAGCGTCGATACTTCTGTATTCCTCCATCACGGCCATACACCCCAAAGGCATAGCGATTGCCAAGCGGCGTGTTGCTGGTCACGTCCAGGGGCGTGCTATAGCGTCTGGCGTGATTCCGTTTCCACTCTCCACGCTTTGGTAGCGTGGGTACGGTCGGCTCGGCTACTGGTCTGGCTGAGGTGGGTACGGTGTGGTCTACGTGCCAGGGCAGTCTGGCCATGTGCGGGTTGAGGATGGCGATAGGGTCGTAGTCTGGCATGTGCGTACCCTGCCGTGACTCCATGAGAGTACTGTGTGAACCGTGGGCGTGTTGCATGGTCTTGCCTTTCGTGGTTTCGAGGTGACTAATCATGTAGGGCTACCAATACCCTACGACCACTGGCAAGCATTGCACTTGCCGGGTTGCCGTCTCATGTCTGGGTGGTAGCATGGGGCTGTGGCTTGCAGTGGCGCGTCGTCACAGTGCAAGGTGCGCTCTCCATGCATGAGGGTCATGGCGCTCTCCAGAGTTGTGAGGGCTCTCCTTACCATGATCCAGGCATGAGTTGTGTAGCGGTACCAACCTTAGCGTGCTACGTCGCTCCTTCCTCCTGCGTTCCTCCTTCCCGTAGCCTCAACGCTCCACCGCGCCTTATCCGGTGCTTAGAGGTTCGCTATGTACCAGTCCAGGTATCTTACGGAATGATCGCCTTACCCTGTGTGTGCCTCTCCCCTGTTTCGACTGCGCCTATAGCCTGCACTGCATTCCCAGCGCAAACCAGACTACACTCAAGTATTCCAGGTTAGGGTACGGCTCGGCGTGTGACCGCGTGCCAGAACTTGGGTTGTCAGTGGGTCCACCGTGCTTGCCAGTTGCTAAGCACGGCCAGGGTCATAACTCCCTTATGGTGCATCCTATACTGTTCTACTATCCTCCTTTATCCTCCATGTTAGATCACCATATCAGATTGTAGCCCCATCATACGCCTATACTGGTGTCATGTATATAGTAAATATATGGTAAGTGGTGATTTATTGGTACTGTAACGCACCACATATCAATGACTTGTGGGGCCACTGAAAATAGTTCTCTGCCAACTTATGGACTCACGTTCCAGTATCAGCCATGCTTATCATGTCAATAGTCCAGTGAGACGCTGACTATTAGAACCTATGGGCGTAGACAAGGCGGGATTTTTCAGTGAGGCAGCGGCCATGGCGAGCGCACAAATTCGGCGCGACCTGCTCACTGAACTACTAAGATATAAGTCAAAAAGGCCAGAAAGCTCACGCTCGCTGCACTCGCTTCTAGAACCTAGCTGCATGTTCTAGTCGGCTCGGTTCCTTACAGACTACCGTTCGGTGATCTCACGTCGGTTTGCTCGCTCCTGTCTGGTTGTGGCTTCACGACAGTATGGAGTGCCATGTGTTGGCGCTTTGTTCGTACCATGTGACTTATTGCCACTTTGCGTACCGCCCCACACCTTAGGCGCCAGAAAGACGCGGTGGAGGGATCAAGCGTTGTGGGTCCAGGGGGCGGCCTCGCCGTGTCCCCTGGAAGTGCCCGCTGCACTCCAACTGCCCATATGTGGTACACCTTCCTCTCTGCGGGGCCCTGGCCGCACGTAACACGAACTTTTGACACGCCCCGCCGGATGGCAACAACGAGTGAGCCCTTACTTCTCAGCGCTGCTCTGTGAACGCAGTGAACACCACCTTACTCACGCACACCACTCACCGCGAACAGCGAGTACCGATTTCCCCCCGTAATACCTCAGAAGATCTTATTGGTGGAAGGTACTCTCACCACCCCCTTCCTAAGGTTTCCCCCTCCTCTCTCCCTCGGGCGTGCTTATAGAAGTCTTGGTTCTGTACGGGAAAGCTTCGGGGTGTGCTCAGCAAGTAGATCGCGTACAATTCGTCCGCAGTGCGGAGAGCGGGGGGTTGTGCCCAGAGGGCGCGTGTGCGAGACTAGATGGTGGGAGGTGGGCTATGAGTGACGAGAGTGGGGGTTACGAGGAGGCACGGCGCGAGGGGCGCATGGCGCAGCTCAGGGCACGCCAGGCGCTGTGGCGGGAGCGGGCGGAGGAGCGCAGGCGGCACGGGGCAGGGGATCAGGACCCTTCCTGGGTGCCGACGGCGCGGGCGGGGCGGCCGCTGGCCGATGCGCTGGCGAAAGAGTTGGAGCGTCAGGGCGGGGACATTGCGAGTGAGGCGCTGTGGCAGGCGTGGTCACGGCTGTGCCTGGACTACTGGGAGGATCTGGCGGGCAAGCAGACGCAGTTGCGCTTACAAACGCTGATGAGTCACGCGGCCACGGTGCTGAAAATCCGCATGGTGGTGAATCGGCCGGGCGGAGGGGCCGAGCAGCTCAGGCGTCTGGCAGCGTATCAAGCATGGATGGACGACATCATCGGCGGTGCTGAGGTGCTGGCGCTACCGCCAGACGACGAGGAGCGGGCGGCGGCGGAGGCGGAGTTCCTGTGGGCACAGCCCGACGCGAACGATCTCTCAGGCTAGGGCGCGGGCCAGCGGTCCCATGGAGCTGACTGTGTGCGACAGCACCAGGCGGGGTCAAGCCCGGTGGGGGGTGGCCGCGTGGAAAAATGCGACCCGATATCGCCACCACAGGGATTTTTTGACCTACTCAGGAACGAGGAGGAGAGTCGCCGTGGCACTGGGGAAATACCGGAATGTGGTGCAGTTTGGAGGGAATGCGCTGCCAGGGGTGCAGATATTAGTGCGTCGGGCGGGGAGTACGGAGTTAGGGAGTTTATGGTCGGACCTGGACGGGACGATGCCGCTACCCAATCCGTTTACGAATAATCCGACGTTTGGGTCGTTGGAGTTTTACGCGGAGGATGGTCTCTACGACATTTATCCCACGAAGAGTGGGTATGAGATGGAGGTACTGCGCAATGAGCAGGTAGGGGTGGGTGGCGTCTTAAGGAATGGTCCGTTGTATGTGGACACGGTGAATGGGGCGGGGGTGATTGAGGTTGTAGGGGCGATTCCTGAGGGGGCGAAGGACGTCGGGGTGTACGTCACGAACGAGATTGGGTTTGGGTCGACAGGTCTCATGACGGGGTATGACGTGGGAGACGGGGCGGTACAGGACGTGTGGGGGGCGAACATTCCTTTGACACAGGGGCACGCGACGGAGCAGGGGGATTTCAATCTGGCGCCAGGGACGCTGCTCTATCCGCTGGCGCGGAGTGTGTTCTTAACGGCGGTAGGGGGGCTCTTTGACGCGGTGGGTCGGGCGCGGGTGGTGGTCACCTACCGGTTGGAGGGACCGTAAGCCATGTGGCCAGCGCAGCGCTGCCTTGTGGATGTGGTGACATACGCCAGGGCGCGGGCGTGCTTAGAGAGGAGCGCTCTGAGGAGTATCAGGGTGAGGTCGCGCTGGATAGCCAGGCGGGTGGTCGTGGTGGAGGTGTTTCGCCTCATGCCGGGGATGGGGGTCCTGATCCTTGGAGGATGGGGGGATCCCTGGCGTCTTGCGGCGTTTGCCCAGGCCTGGGCCGCCTTTGTGAGGGGTGGGATGCGCTATATGGCGCCGGAGCCTGAGAGGAGGAGGAAGGAATGAGTACGAACATGCCCCTGGTGCCGTGGCAGTGTCCGCATTGTCGGGCGGTGTGGCATTCGGGGAGGCAAGAGTGTGGGGATTGTGGGTACGGGACGGCGTCGTTTTCAGGCTTACAAGGCGGGGGGCTGCCGCCACAGGGCGTGCAGCCGGTGCAGCAGCCGGTCCTGGGGGTGGAGTGGCAGGTCCCGGTGCCGGAGCGGGCCATCCCTCCAGAGGCCGCAGTGAACGGGTTTGGTGCAGACCCGCACGGGGGGACGGACGGGGCGCTCAGGCGGGCGCTCGCGGCGGAATCGGCCTTGCAGGCGGAGGTGGGTCCGCTGAGAGACAGGCTCGCGCAGATGGAGCGTACACTTCAGGCGGAGCGGGAGCAGGTAACGAAGGCGGTTTCGGAGATGCTGACACCCCTCCACACCTGTCTTACGTCGTGCGGGGTGAAGGTGGAGCAGGTGGCGCAGCTTGTTCCGGCCGCAGTCGAGCTGGTTCAAGCCTTGCGTAGCGAGGTGCAGCGTCTCCGGCAGGGGGTGAGGGAGCCGGGCGGGGGCGCCCCCATCTCCATGCCGCCTACGCAGGCGCTGGTGCAACTGACCGATGCGATTGCCGCCCTGCATCTGCAGGTGCAGGATATGGCCAGGTGGCAGGCCCAGCACCAGAAGCAGCTCGCGGAACAGATGCAGGCGGTGCCCAAGGAGGTGTTTCCCTCGTCGCCTGCGGCAGGCACAACCTGGATTGTGACGGATGAGATGGCGAAAACCGTGGAAGACGCCATACGCCGCTCGCAGCAGGCGACAGGGAACCCGTATGCTGGCTGAGGCGCAGGAGCCACTCAGGCGCTCGACGCTCTATCGGCGTTTAATGGAGCGGCTGCCGGTGAGAACGCCGGAGCGCTCCATTGTGCCCTTGCGCTTTAACGCGGCGCAGGAGCAGCTCTGGCAGGTCGTGGCCCCACGGATTGATGCCAACCTCCCCATCCAGATGATTATCTTAAAAGCCCGCCGGGAAGGCGTCTCTACCTTTACCGAAGCGCTCTTAACTGCCATATGTGTCTTTCAAGACTATACGCAGGCGCTGGTCGTGGCGCACTTAAAACAGCCAGCCGAGCGCATCTGGCAGATGAGCGAGCGCTTTGTGCGCTCTTCGCCCTTAGAAGGTGTCGCAGACATTAAGCGCCGGGCGATTAGCTTCAGGCACTCGACCCTGGAGCTGGCGACCGCGGGGACGCCGGAAGCGGCGAGGAGCGCAGACCTCACCTGTTTGCACGCCTCGGAGCTGGCCTTCTGGAAGCAGGCCTCCGCGCTCCTCGCCATCCGGCAGTGTTTGCCGCAAGACGAAGAGAGCTTTTTTCTGGAAGTGGATGAGTCGACCGCCAACGGCATCGTCGATACCGGGGCCATGTTTCACGACGAGTGGATGGCCGCGGTGGCGGGGGATTCCTCGTTTCTGCCCGTCTTTCTCCCCTGGCACACCTTTCCGCAGTATACCTCCAGGCTCCTCGCTCCCTTAGACGATCTCGACAGCGATGAAGAAGCGCTCATGGCCGATCTTGCCCTCACCTGGGGGCAAATCCGCTGGCGCCGCCGGGTCATTGCCGACCGCTGCCAGGGCGATATTGAGAAGTTTAATCAGGAGTACCCATCCACGCCAGAGATGGCGTTTATTATGTCGGGGCTCCCCTTTTTCAGGCAGGCCGATCTGGTGTGGATTGAGCCGATGATCGAAGTGGGGCGCAGAGGCAGACTGGTGGAAGCGCGGGGCAGGGTGCGTTTCCTGGACGACGTACGAGGACCACTCCGGGTGTTTCGTCCACCGCTTCCCGGGAGAGAGTATGTGATTGGCGCCGATAGCTCGATGGGGATTCAGGATCAATCGGGAGAACACTCGCGCTCGGCAGCGGAGGTCTTAGACATGGGGACGCTTGAGCAGGTCGCCGAATACGATGAAGCCGCGCCGCCGCACGTCTTTGCCAAAGACCTGGCGCTCCTTGGACGCGCCTACAACGACGCGCTCCTGGCGCCAGAGGTGCAGGCCTCAGGCGGCGGAGGCGGGAGAGAAATCATCGTCTACCTGCGCGATCAGTATGCCTATCCAAACCTGCACCGCTGGACGGCGCCTGACCGGATTAAAGCAGGACAACCTGTTCTCTATGGATGGGAATGTGTTGACCCCTCGTCCCGCATCCTTACGTCAGATTTACGCTGGACGGAGGCGCATACGCTTGAGGTTGGTGACCAGATACTGGGCTGCCAGGAGCGCGTCACAGGGGGAAAAGGCAGTGCGATCCATGTACGGATACAGACGATTAAGAGCCGTCAGGTCTTTCCTGCCCCGAGGTGCAAGGTGGTGCTTGCCAATGGCGAGACGACCTGTGTGAGTACCAACCATCCTTTTTTGGTGTTCAGGCAGAGCCGCAAAGATGTGGGATGGCAGTGGATGGAAGCCTCACGGCTCAGGCAAGGTGATCTGCTCAGGTATCTGCCGATGTGGGAGAGCCTGCGCACCTATGAAGCCGGAAGACTCTCTGCGTTTCTTGATGGTGAAGGCCATCTCTCCAGGGGCGGGGATCGTGGCGGCTATCAACTGCTTATAACGCAGGTCGAAGGACTCCTCGCCGATGAGATTGCCGATCTCTGGGGGAAATGTGGCTTTGACGCCATCTTCAAGTGGATGCGGCATAAAGACCGTCCGCAGGAGCAGACCATACAGACCACCGGCGTGCTGCGTGTGGTGGAAGTGCTGCGCGCACTCGGTTCACTCCGTCCGACACGGCTTCTCAGGCGCTTTGCGGCGTTTGCCGAGGCTGGATACTTGACCCTCAGGTCGTTTGAGCGTATGCCAGTCGACAGCATCATCCCTCTGCCAGATGGCGAGGTGATTGGTCTGACGACTGATCCAGACCATACGCTCATTGCTGATGGCCTGGTCGGCCATAATACCAATGTGCGCACCCGCCCACGGATGCTGGCCCGCATTCAGGAAGTGATCTTAGAAAAGCGTGTGGCTCTCCACTCCCGGGCTCTGGTGCGCCAGCTCCGGACCTTTGGGGAATCGGATTCGGGGAAGCTCGAAGCCCTGGCTGGCCACGATGATCTCCTCTTTGCCTTCGGTATTGCGCTCATGTCGCGCTCGGAAAACTACGTGGTCAAACGTGGCGTCCCTCTCCACGCGGCGCCGGCCTTCCCGTGGGCCCAGGCTGGGCTTGACCACACGCCGGATCCGGAGGATAGGGACCGTACTGTGCTCTCCGATCTCCTCCTGGCCTACGGCACTCAACCGCTCACCTATCCCACGGAGTTCCTCCAGTGGTAAGGCGAGACACGCATTCCCCCAGACCCGTCTGGCCATGGCCGCCGCGCATGTGATTGACTCACACCGCGCTTCGCGCTACCCTGTTTCCCATCCCCCCCCTGGCTCGGACATACTGTGCTCTTACTCACCAAAGGATGGTGCGATGGCTGTGACGGTGGTTTGTCCGATGTGCGACGAGCACGGCCGTGGCCGGGTGGTTATGCGTCTCATGACCGAGCGCCCGACCGGGCACGATTTTGAGTGTCCGACCTGTGGCACCTACCGCCATGTGACCAAAGACAAAACCGGTGGCACGCCTGGCTCAGGGACCCCGGCTGTGCGAGGCAGCCACTTTGGGGGGTTTGGCCCGGGAACTGCCACGTTCAGGGGAAAACGTGATGGCACAACCACGCATTCGTGATCTCTCGCAGGCCGCGCTGCTTCGGCCAGGCCCACTCTCTGGTGAGCCCGGGACTGAAACGCCTGATCCACCTGAGGAAGGGGATATCCCCATGGACCCGGAGGCCGAGCCCGTAGGCGAAGAGGAAGAACCCCCTCCACCCGGGCAAACCGCTGGCCTGGTGAAGGCAGAGGAGAAAGCGGCCTTTGATCCCCTGAAGCAGACGCTTGAGCTTGCCCAGCTTCTCCAAACCTTTGTGGCGGGAGGCCTCATTCAGCAGCGCCAGGATGGCTCCCTCATTGTCCCCGGCATGCAGCGTGCGCCTCTGCGCCCGGATTCCTCCTGCCACTGCGCCCGCTGCGGCCCGCACAACCAGAATCACTGGATTTGTATGCACTGTGGGAGCGCTCATGAGTGGGTCATGGTCAACGACCGGCCCATTACTATGCGGCAAATCTTAGGCGATGCCGGCAAAGCCGGTGCCGTGCATCTCGTCTGCTCCAACGCCTGTGCCCTCGCCTACAAGCAAGTCTACGGTCAGTCGCAAATGTCCAATCCCATGGTGGGGACCGATCGCCCCTACCCCATCGCCGGCGGTGAAGACCCCTACCAGTTCTTCATGCAGGGAGCAACATGAGCATGAGTACGGCACTGGAGCGATTGAACCTCCCCATGGCTAAAGCCAGGGGATTCCAGACTGTACCTCGCGGTACATAAGGAGAGACCTATGGCTGAAACCACCACGATTCGCGGCAAAGGCAAGAAGCCCATCTCCTTCTCCAAGGGCGGCCTGCACCGCAGTACCAACACCCCCGAGGGTGAGCGTATCCCTGCCTCCAAGATGGCCGCGGCGAAGCGCGGGGACTACGGCGCTAAGGCCAAGAAGCAAGCCTCCTTCGCCACCGGCATGCTGAAGGCGGGGCGGCGGACAGCACGCAAAAATGCTCGCAAAAGGAGTCGGTCGTGATTTCTGATGCCCAGGCCAAGAAAGATGCCAAAAAAATGACGCGCCTGGGGAAACGCCTGGCGCAGCATGAAGACGACGAGATGGGACAGCCAGCCGTGCAGCGTGCCAAAAAGACCCGCACGGCCACACGCGGGAAGCAAAGGAGCTAGCTCGTGGCGACCCAGGTCCTCAGGATGCCCACTACCAACGGCACGCACGTTCCCGAACCAGAGACGACGCCAGGCGGCCAAAGGCAAGGCGAGCAGCTCCTGTGCCAATGGGTCCAGGGGTTGTACTTAGATGCACTAACAGCGAGAAACAAATGCATTACCCAGACAGAATGGGACGATTGGGCCTCAGGGTACTGGGGTTCGTACTGGCCTGAAGCACTCCCCTCCTATAAGTCTCCTATGCAGATTAACGAGATGAAGCGCCTCATCCTCTCCGAACTCTCTGACCTGACCGATAATTCCCCCACCGTCTACGTCACCGCCAACCCGCGCACGGCGGAGCGTGACGACGGGGTGGAGCGTGCCATCCAGGCCTTCTGGCAGCGCTACTTTGTCGACCTCACCATTCTCGATGTGTGCGCTGACGCAGCCATCTGGCCGTGCGGCTTTTTTGAAGTGCCCTGGGACCCGCTCCTCGCTGGCGGTCAGGGAGAAATTGTGGTAAGGGCCAGGGCGCCGCAGACCGTCTTTCCCGATCCCTTTGCCACGTCGGATGAGGACTGGCGCTACGTCGTAACGCTCGATGTCATGGATGTCAACGAGGTGCGCCAGAAGTGGCCAGACCATGGGCACCGGGTGCGCCCTGATGTGGCGCAGCCCCAGGACCTCCAACCCTTTATGACCTCTCCAGGGAGGCCCTCAGGCCTGGGGATTTTGACGCCGCTCTACCCCATCTCCTCGCCCATCCCCTCAGGCGGCATGGATACGCGGGTGTCGGTCTATTCCCTCAGGTGTAAAGACACCACCCTCGAGGCCTATCCCTACGAGCACTTTAACAACGAGGGCATCCGGCAGCTCCGGCGCGGGGTGCGCTACAAATACCCTCAGGGACGCCTGGTCCAGTGCACCGCTGATGTGGTCCTCTATGACGCGCAGATGCCCTACGGGGACGGCTTTGATCTCATCCAAACCCTGCTCCAACCTCCAGTCCACCGCTTCTGGCCCAAGCGCTCCCTGGTGGCAGAACTCTTAGAACTTCAGCGTGCGGCCGATAAGGCTGAATCGCTCACCTTAGAAAACATGCTCCGGCTGCAAAAGGGCCTGGTGCTGGCAGACGCCAATTCCGGGATCGACAGCCGGACGTTTGCCGACATTCCCGGGCAAGTCATCTTAAAACGCCCGGGCTCGACGGTGGAAATCGTCAGGCCGCCGCCGCTCCCCCCTGATCTTGTCCTTTCAGGAGCCCGGTACCGCTCGTACATGCGCGAACTTTTGGGCCACCAACCCACCCGGGAAGGTGTGCAGGGGAGAGGCAATGTCTCTGCAGAGCTGACGGAAACCGAGATTACCCAGGCCATGGGCTTAACCCGCCTCCGCGCCCGCTACCTCTACAAGGCGGTCTCTCGCCTGGTCTCGAAGGTCCTCGCCCGTATGGGGCAGTTCTACACCCACACCCGGGTCCTCCCCTATATGCAGGGCCAGCAGTGGAAGCCGGTTATCTGGGAACCCCTCAGGCACTGGGAGGAGTACGCGGCGCACGTCGATCCGACGTCGTTTGCCATTCAGTCGAAAACCATGGTCAAGCGTCTGGCGGTCATGCTGGCCCGCATTGGTCGCATGGCATCGGACAAAGATCTCTATGACATTTTGGAATTTCCTAATGGGGAAACGATCGCGGGCCATAACCAGGAAGCGCTCAGGATGGCAGCGCAAGCCGCCGAAGCCCAGCGCGGAAGCAGGAGGGGAAGGTGAGTAAAGACCCAGAAATTACCAGCATACGGGAAGTACGTGGGAAAGATGGCTCGACCGGCTACCTTGTCGAAGGGGGACAGGGAAGTGAGGGGGTCTCTTTCCATGTCTCCAAAGAGACTATGCATGCGCTGGAGAAAGAAGGCACACAAACGCTCAAGGATACGCTCAAGCGCCAGATCGAAACGTCTCTCATAGGTCAGCGCTCGCAGGAGTAGAGCGCCTTATTTCATAGGTACAGGAGCGCGTCCTTCGTGCTCCCGCACTTCTTTGAGGACCTGCTGAAGCAGCCACTGCGTAAACTTCGTGTTCCTGCTGGTGAGGAGTACAAACAATCTCACCTTTAACTCCCTGGGTATGGTGGCATTGACCTGCACCATATCGCCTCTTCGCATACCCACCCCCTCCATTTACTAGCTTACTAGTACTTTTTTGCGATTTTGTCCTAGCTTACTAGCACTTTCTGCATACTGTCAATAGACTGTCAGTCCCTTGCTGCTCCATACTCCACCTGATGCGTTTCATTACCCCTCACTTTCCCTGGCAAGGAGTGGTCTATGTGTGGACCTGAGAGGTATACACAGAGTCGTGGCAGACGGATGCGGAAATCGTCGCGTGGTGGTCGGCGCATGTAAGGAGAACGCTATGGCAGACGTGACATTTGTAACACCGCTATGGGAGCCGGGTGTCCAGCACGCCAAAATCGATTCGTGGACCTGCGGCGAGCCGGCCGATCCTCTGGGGGTGCTTTCTCCCAATGGGACGAGCCAGTGTAAGCCCATGTCCACCGGGTCGGGCGACATGGTGAACGACTGGAAAGCCACCTTTCCCGATGGAGGAAAGGGGTAATGGCAACCCTGCCACCGCTGGCAATGCTGCTGCAACAAGCCATGGCGCGTGGTCCGGGTGGACCTCCGGGCGCAGGGGCTGGCCCCCTGCCTGGGGGTCCGCCTCCCGGTATGGCGCCCCCCATGGGTCTTCCAGGGATGATGCCCCCGCCTCCGCCAACCCCGGATGTGGGGACGATTATTCTGACCCTCTCCCGCATGCCCTCGCCCTATAAAGAAATGGCGGCCTTAAAGATTGCCCGGGAAGTGATTGGTGTGGCCTTAAACGGCTGCTACCAGCGCTCGCCCCAGGCAGCCAAGGAATGCTCTGCCGCACTCCTGGACGTCGATCAAGCCATGGATACCTTAGGCGGCATGCCCGTCGATATGCTCCAGCCTCCCGCGCCAGGGATGCCCACCAGTGGCTTCCCCATGGGTGGTGGCGGCATGGCCATGGCAGCCTAGAAGGAAGATAATCTATGGCTGATCCAAACTGGAATGATGTAATCCGTGATAGTGCCCGATTCCCAGACACCATGCAGCTCGATCTGGGGAATGGCCAGGGTGTGGTGCGGCTGGGCGATTTGCGGCAGGCCTTTGTGCCCAAAGCAGAAGTCGACTCCTGGCGCCAGCGGGCCGGGGTCTATGCCGATGAGAAGCGTGTCCTGGAAGGCCACCTGGCGCAGATGCTTCAGGCTCTGCCGCAGCACCCGCAGCCACAGACGCAGACGCAGCAGCCAGGAGGCAAGCCCCCGATCGATTACTCTGGCGATGAACTCTTAAACCCCATCTACCAGCAAAGCGTCGAGGCGATGCGGGTGGCGAGTGAAAACGCCCGGGCCATCGACGAACTGAAAAAGCTCGCCACGCAGAATGGTCAGATGTGGCAGGCCCTGCCCCAGCTCATCATGCTGGGCCAGATGAAGCAGTCCAACCCGGCCTTGGACCTGGACGCCTTAAACCGGTTCCGCCAGGAACATCACATTAACGATCCGGTCTTAGCCTCCCGCGCCATGAACTACGAGGCCGATATGGCGCGGGTCAGAGCAGAAACGGAAGCGGCAACCCTGGAGCGAGCACGCCAGGAGTTGCAGCTACAGAACCCGCAAGTCCCCTACGCCCCCTACGGTCCGCCGCACACCATGCAGGTGCCAGCACCAGGCTTTAAAACCATCGACGAAGCCGAAGTCGCGGCACTCCAAGACCAGGATATCCTCAAGATGTTCTATCAGCCTATGGCGGCTGCATAAGACTGAAAGGGCCACACTATGGCAGCAGGGGGTATAGGTAGCCAGCTATCACAACCGCCTATTACACTTGTCAATACGGCTAACGGTGTTACCACTAAGTACTTTCAGCCACAACTGGTCGACGCGGTGTTCCGCCCTTCACCGCTGTTATGGAGGTTGACGCGTCTGGGTCGGCGTTTTCATGGTGGGGCAATTGTCTGGACAGTAGTAAATCAAGAAGAACTAACTGGTGGGGCTTTTTGGGGTACGCAGATGTTGAGCACTGACGTGACAGACAGTGCTCAACCGGCAGAGTTGCAGTAAACACCGCTGCTGCCTTGCCAGGGAAACCTGGCATGTGAAACCCGGTGAATTCGGGGAAACTCCTACCAGGTCATGCTGGGGACAATCCCGAGCCAAGCCGTCCATGTAAGCCGTGAGGCCCAGGGGGACGGAAGGCGTACAGACTAGAGGGTGACGAAAGAATAAGCCCTCCACGAGTGCCGGGCACCCTGACGTATGGGTGAAGAGATAGTCGGAGCTGCATAGTAATATGCAGAACCTAAGGATAAAGAGCCTTAGGGATAACAGAACTTATGGGCGTGCGTACCAACAATTGATCGCCATTCCCGTGATCGACGCGGTCTTGAACCAGGGGCCTCCCGGCGTGGTCAACCTGGTCCGGGTCAAAGAAGAAATCTCCTTTGGCTCGATGCTCATGAAGCTCAACCGCGCCATTCAGCGGACCGCGCCGCAAAATACCGCCATCGACGTCGACGGCGTGCCCCTGGCGCTGGCCGCCTCAGGCACCTATGCCGGGATCACCATCCAGAACAACGCCTCGACGGGCTTTGTGTGGCGCTGTGGCGGCGGCAATGGGCCCACCGATGCCGATGCCGATACCATCTGGCAATCGGCTGGTGCGTCTCTGGTCACGACCGCCGGCATGCAGCAGGAATACGGGCGCTGCTCATTCGGCAACGAAGAGCCGACGCTCATTACCACCACGCAAGCGGGCTGGAACGCCTACTGGGGCACCCTGGTCAATAACCAGCGCTTCATCGAAGACGAGGAAACCACCCGCGGCGGCTTCCGCAACCTGATGTTCAACCGCGCTGTAGTTCTCCATGATCAGTTCGTTCCGGCTGGGGAGATGCAATTCTACACAGAGAAGTATATTAGGCCTATATTCCACCCCAATATGCACTTCAGAATAGATCCGTTCATTCAGCCCACATACCAGTTTGTAGCTATATCAAGGATTTATCTGCTCTGGCAGCTCCAGTTCTTGTCGCTGAGACACCATCAGCGGGTGTACGGCATCAATAACGCATAACTGCATTCTCGTATAGACAAGGAGGAGCGCCATGGCTTTTAGTCTGGGTGATTGGACCAAAGCAAAACTGGGGCCGTTTCAGGTGGGCATAGGCACGGGGAGTGTCCAGCCCCCGACGCTGGGCTTTCATTTCGAGCTGGCGGATCAAAACGTCACTACGACGCCGGTCATGCAGGCCCCGACGGGCATCATGTTTGGCCGGGCCGTCATCCGGCAAAAGGGCTGGGTGTCAGGTTCGGGCACTGTCGGGCCGACGTATGAGTTGCAAGTGGCCTACGATTCTGGCTTTACCTCGCAGCTCCGCACCATTGCCCAGGCGGTGTCGGGACGGACGGGGCGTGACCAGACGATGATCCTCTCCGGTGTGGTACCGGATGCGCTGAGCTACACCTTTGGGCGGATTGCGCTCACCAAGAGTGGCACCGATGATGTGACCTATGATGCGCTGGTGGACTTTACGCCGGGAGCCTGAGCACCATGGCGACGTTCCATATCGTTTCACCGCGCCATTTTGAGGCGTGGGGGCCAACCTCGCCGGACGATCCGGGGATTGGGGGCTCGGAAACCATGCACTGCGAGATGGCCTGGCGGCTGGCAGCGCGTGGCCACGAGGTCTTTTCCTACGCACCGCTCTACGAAGGGGTGCCACGGGTCTACAAGGGCGTCTTCTGGCGCCCTCTGGAAGAGCTGGAGTGGCATGCGCCCGGCATCTGGGTCCTGGTGCGCGGCTTAGAACTCGCCGGCAGCCTTGAAGGACCCGCGGGTGGCCAGCGCCTGTGGTGCGTCATGCAAGATGCCGACCACCCGCAGACCTGGGAGGAGGACTGGGAGCCCAAGATTGAGCGGGTGATCGGGCTCTGCAGCGCGCATGTGCAGTTTCTCAAGCACCGCCACCCCACCTTTGCCCCAAAAATTGTGCAGTCCAGGAATGGCCTGCGCGCTGACCTTGTGGAGCAGCTCCTCAGAGCGCCTATCCAGAGAAACCCGCACCGGCTCATGTACGCTTCTTCTCCGGACCGCGGACTCCTGGGACTTCTGGAGGTCTTTCGCACCATCCGGTTTTACGAGCGCAAAGCCGAGCTGCATGTTTTTTACGGCTTTGACAACATGCACAAGGTCCCAAACGCTCGCGTGCGGGAAATGATCCGCATCCTGCATGCCAGGCTGCACGCTGACGGGATTACCCTGCACGGCCGCCTGGGGCAGACGGCGCTCTACCGTGAGTGGCTGCACAGTGCGCTCTACGTCCATCCCACCAACTTCCTTGAAACCGGGCACATTGCCCTCATGGAAGCGCAGGCCTTAGGGGCCATACCCATTGTCAACCCGCAGTGGGCGACCGGCGAGCAGCTCCTTGCGGGCGTGGGCATTGAGGGTGACGGCGAGCGCGATCAACTGACGCTCAGGCACTACGCCCACGCGGCACTCTATCTCCTGGAGCATGCAGACGAGCTGGAAGAGACACGGCTCAAGATGATGCAGGAAGCCAGGAAGCGCTTTGACTGGGAAGGGGTGGTCGATCAGTACGAGGCCTGGGCCGAGGAGCGACCGTGACCACACTGCGTTTTGACTTTCAGCGCTCCTGTGTCCAACGAACAACCGGCCTGGTCTTTAACGTCGGGGCGAGCACCGATCCGGCCTCGCTCAGAGCCACGTTTGGCGCACGGGTGTGGAACTGCGATCTGCTGGCCTATGATCCGCTCCTCCACACCCAGCTTGTCCCCCAGCTCCGCTTTGATTGCCGCAAGCCCTGGCCGATTGCTGATGATGACGGCGAGATGGTGGTGTTGGGAGACATTCTTGAACACCTGGACGAGGGCGGGCAGCGGGTTTCCCTCAGAGAAGCCCACCGCGTGGCGCCCTGGCTGTGTCTGACGGTCCCCTGTGACGAGCGCTTTGTGGAGGATCCGGGCGAGCGCCTTCCCGACTATCCCGGGCTTTACCACAACAGTGTCGTCACCGCATCTGGGCTCCTGGACCTCCTTGCGGTGACAGGGTGGGACATTGTGCTGTGGCAGACGGTCGACTACGGGTTTGTGCCAGAAGGCTACTTTATTTTGGCCAGACGTGCGGAGGGCTCATGATCGCATGGCAGCATGTCAAAGGGACCGCCGCCTATCTGGGCGGCGTGTGGGGGGTGCCTGAGGCCTTTTGCTGGGCCTGGGGAGCGATGCGGGACTATACCTCGCGCTACCTGGTGGAGAGTGACGCATCGATTCATTATACCCGCGCCACGTTTTCGCTCCATGCTGGCGCCAGGAATTTCCTGGTCAAAGAGATGCGAGGCGAGTGGCTCTGGATGACCGATACCGATCACACTTTTGAACCCGATGTCCTGGCCAAAATGGTGCATCTCATGGAGCGCTACCAGGTCCCGGTCCTCACCGGGATCTACCGCCACAAAGTGCTTCCGCACCATCCCATGCTGTGGGTCTGGCGAGACGAGGAGCAGGGTTTTGTGCCGCTCCTCGAATACGATCCCGCGGCAGAGGTCTTTCAGGTGGGTGCGGCCGGAGGGGGCTGTCTCCTCATCCACGGCAGTGTGTTTGCCCATCTTGAGGAGGCCTTGCCGGGTGAAGAACCATTTGAGCACCGGGGGCGCTACGGTGAGGACATGAGCTTCTTTCTGCGCTGCCGGGAAGTCGGCATCCCGGTCTATGCCACGCCCTGTGTGGAAACGATCCACCTCATGCCCAGGGGCATTACCGACGAGGACTACCGACCAGGCTGGACCCCGAGTGAGGAGGTGGTACTTCGTGCCGGACGCTAATGGCCCGGAAAACCGTCTGACGCGGACGCTCGGGCAGCTCATGCCGATCTTAGAGCGCGGAGGCCCGGTCCTGTCGCTGGCGCTCCTGGTTCTGGGAGCGCTGATTATTTACTACGTGGTGGGCGAATGGCGAGCGCAGCAGCAGACGACCCGCGATCTGGTCGAGCGCCTCCTCAAATGTACGGAAGCGCTGGGACAGCGGCTGCCATGCCCCTGAGAAAGGTGCTCTCGTGGCTGTACCAGCTCTCCTTACCCCGGATGCCATCCTGGCCGTGGAAGCCCCCTTCGTGCAGGAGATTCAAGCCTGCCAACTCCTCAAGCAACTGCGGGCGATGATCCCTGATCCAACCATGGATCCAGTGACCGGCCTCCAGGATGATCCGGTCAGTTGCGAGCACGACGGCTTTCGCTTTTCCAACGCCACGCTCTTAGACTGGCTCTCGGACGGCATGACCGAACTGGTCAAATACACCAACTGGCGCGTCGAAGACTGGTTTGCGACCTCGGCAGTCATGGGCCAACCGGTCTACACCCTGGATATACGCTGGCACCAGATACTGGCCGTCTATGCCTACCAGCGTCAGTGCTTCCCTTTTCCGCAGCAATATACCATCTACCCGGCGCAGGCAGTGGGCCAGCCCCTTACCTACGGGACGCATAGGCGGGTGGGGTCGCTCGAAGTGAGCTACTGGCCAAACCCCGAGCGCTCCGATCCGCGCACAACGCTCGCGGAAGATATCGGTCCGCGCACTGACCGGCTCCCCCTCACCTCTACAGAGGGCTTTCTCCCGTTTGGCTGGGTGCGAATTGATGGCGAACTTATGCAGTACCAGCAGGTCGAGGGCAACACCCTGGCGATCTCTCGGCGGGGCTGTGGCGGGACGCTGGCGGAAGCGCACTTTGCCTATGCCACTGCGGTCTCCTGTTCCCTGTGGGTGAAGGGCAAGCGCATTCCCTCGACGCTGACGGCGCCGACCTCCGTGGTCGAAGTCCCACCGGCCTGGCTGGTGCCGATCCGCACCTATGCCAGGGCCCAGGTGAAAGGCGCCGAGCAAGACGATCAGGCGGAGGGCGCCCTCATGACCCGCTTCTGGCAAGAATGTGAGCGGATACTCGTCGATAGCGTGCTGCAGTCCGACCTCCAGGACGGAACCGCGCAGGTGGCGATGTACGGCGTCTATCCCAATGGGGGCCCCCTCTACCCGATTGGGCCGTGGGGAACAATAGTCCCTTAGATCTATCTGGTCCTTAGGGGCCAGTTTCAGGACAGGATGTACACGAATCGGGGGGTTTGTGTACAACCTGTCCTGAAAGGAGAAAGGATCCGGCATGTGGGTTGATCTGCCAGACGAAGTGATGGCGCTCCTCAAGAAATTGGTGGCCCAGTTTGACGCTGGCGAGGGACCACCAGAGCCCGACTCTGAGGGCGAAAAGACGCTACGTGCGCCCATGGTGAAGGCGATTAGTGCTGAGGGAGTAGAGAAGCCCAGAGAGGAGAAGCCGCCAGAGGATATGGAGGAGGACGTGGAGCATGGCTAGAGACCTGCGGCCGCTCGACACCATGGATTACTCCGGGGGCGTGAACGCTATTGCCTCGCCCTGGAAGGTGGAAAAGAACGAGGTGCTGCGTGCCACCAACTTTATCCTCGATGAAGAGGGTTCGCTGTGTGTGCGGGACGGCGCCATGACGGTCGATACCGCGCCAGCCGGGACCATCCAGATTGTGGCACTGGGCGGTTTCACGCAGACAGATGGGACCAGGGTCGATCTGGCCATCTGCCGCATGGATACGGGTCAGCAGCGCCTCTATCGCCGAGGGACGGTGCCCTGGACGCTGCTCGGGACCTTTGATACGCCGTATGAGACCCCGCACATCGTCCCCTGGATGAACCGCGCCTACATTGCCGCGGGCTACGAAATCCCCTGGGAAACCGATGGGGTGACGATGACGCGCCTTTCAGGCACGGACATTCCACCTGGGGCGCAGTGGATGGTGGTGCACAAAAATGCCCTGTGGGTCTGGAATACGGCGCCGGTCTCTTCCACCTACGATGGGCCCTCGTCGCTCAGACAAAGTGACGTCGAAAATCCGAACTCCTGGCCCACCTCCAACCAGCTCTTTCTCTCTCAGGATGATGGCTCGGTGGGCACCGGCCTGGCGGTCTTCACCGTGTCCGAAGTGGGGATTACCCCCATGGACATTCTCGTCGCCTTTAAGAACTTCGCCACCTATCAGGTGGCAGGAGCGTTTGGCGGCGGCAACGCGCCAACGTTTGACCGGGTCAAAACCAACATGGGCTGTGTCGCTGGACGCTCGATCGAGTTTGTGACCGGCAACGGCTTTCAGGGACTCCTGCGTCTGACCCATAGGGGCTTTGCGCTCTTTTCGGGAACCGGGGACATCCTCATCTCCGAAAAAATCCGTCCCTATATCTTCAGGCGGTGGGACATTGCCGGCCTCACCTGGTCGATGATCCACCGCTCTATGGCGGCGCAGGTGCATAATCCGCCGCTCTATCTCTGTGCCTGTCCGGTGGAGCCCCTGGGGTCCTTAACCCGCATGTTTGTCTTTGATCTGCACCGCCGCGCCTGGACCATCTGTGAGTTTCCCGTGCCCTTTACGACGATTGAAACGCTCATTGACGAGGAAGGCCAGCCGCAGCCCTTTGCCGGGGAATACGGCGGCGGCAGAGTGCAGCGCATCTTTGGCGGGGATAGAAACGATGACGGCGTCCCGCAGCCCTGGAGCGTGCGTATGCCCCCCATGGGGCCGCAACTGCGCCCCTTCTACGTGCAGCGCATCCTCATGAAACTCTTTAACATCGCGGCGAACCAGGTCATTCAGGGCTCCTTTGTGTTTGGCACGCAGCCCTCGAGACATCCGTTCACGAAGCAGAGCAAGGTGAGCGTGGCAGCCACGGCGGTCCCGGGCTCGCTGCTCCCGGCCTTTGCCGAAGCCGACGCGGTGTTCGAGATCGGCCTCACCGGCGAGGTCCTCTACAGCGAGTATAGCGGCGCTGGCGGTCTCATGATTCGCGGCCTCTCTCACCAGGTACGACCGAAACCGCTGTCTCGTCCTGTGAGGGTGTAACCATGCCCTATGCTACCCCGTATGAGCCACAGTATAATTTCTACTATGGTCACGAGAGTACCCTGGGCGATCCGAACACGGTCTACGAGAGTTATCCTGGGCTCAAGTTTACGGAGGGCTCCGGTGATGCGGAGTATAACATTGACCCCACGGCGATAGAGCAGCGCCCTGCCCGTCTGGACTTGCTGGACCGGGCCCAGCAACTGGCGTGGTCCTCTGGCGAGATCGTCCCCCTGCCGCAGGATCTCCCCTACGGTGATGCGGTCTATACCCGTGATCTGGCGATGTTCCTCAAGCGGTCCGCTGCTGGTATCCCCGTGGCAGGCGGACGCTACGGGGACAATGCCGGCGATGGCTGGGGGCTGGGATCTCTCCTCTCCAACGAGTTTGTGACGGCAGGCCTGGCGCTGGGTGCGGCGACCGGTCTGGCAGGGGCATTTGGGGGGTTTGCCGCACCGGCCCTGGGCGGAGCTGGTGCGGTGGCCTCGCCTCTGCCAGCCGAACTGGGACCCATCGCCCTGGCGACTGGAGAAAGCGCAGCTCTGGGTGCGCCAGCGGCAGGGATTGCGCCCATTGCCGCGACCCCTGCCCCGTATACCGGCCTGGCAGCCGTGAGCAACACGCTCATTCCCGGCACCGGCATCACGGTCGGACAGGCGACACAGGCGCTCTCTGCAGCCAATAGCCTCTACTCCCTGTCGCAGGATCAATCGGGAGGGAATGTCGGGAGCGTGGTGGGCGGACTGCTCGGTGCCGCGACGGGGATTCCCGGGCTCTCCACCGTGGGGAGTGTGACCGGCGGGACCGTGGGGAGTGCCATTGACCAGCCAGGAGGCAGCACAGGATACGGCGGGAGTGCCGGAGGAGGAACGATGGACAACGTCAACTGGGCCCAGCTTCTGCCGGCGCTGATCGCCTTACTCGGCTCAAGCGGCCTGTCGCTCTATTCTGGGATTCAAGGGCAAGGGGTGTCCGAAGATATCTATGGCCAGAAGGGGCAGGCCTACAACCAGCAGCAAGCGCTCTACCAGCAACTGCTGGCTCTGGCGAGTCTCTACAACCAGCAACTCCAGGGCTATAACGAGCGCGTGGCGTCCACTGACATCCAGCAAAACCTGGAAACCGACGCGGCCCGGGCTGCCCGGCAGGCCATCGGTGGACGCCTGGCCGATCCGGCGCAGGTCATTGCCGGGGCGAACGCCCTCTACCAGCCGCTCACCGAGGCCACCATGTCGGACATCGCCCGGGCCGTGCAGCACGATCTGGCCATGCGTGGCCAGTCGGACGGCGGGGCTGCCAACCGTGCCACCGCAGAGGCCTTTGCCAGGCTCATGCCTGGCCTCAGGCAGCAATCCATACAAAATTACGTGGGGACACAACAAGCCGCTCTAGGAGGCTATACAGGGCCCTACACGGCGAATCCCACGCCGCCTGCCTCTGCAGGGCAGGCCTTCCCGCAAGCGCCGGGGTCAAGCAGTGTGCCGACATACAACCCCTACGGTCAGGGGCTCTCAGGCGACACGCTCAAAAACCTGGGGAGTCAGTTGGGGAACATCGTGACGCTTCTGGGGCTGGGAAATACGCAGCCGTCTAGCTCTCCTGAGCAAGCGCAAGCGGCCGTCCAGACCTTACGGGATCTCTATGGGGACCGGGCCCTCCCAGAACTCACCGGCGATTATACCGCGGATTGGCTGAACCCGTCGTTCTTTGACTACGAGAATTTTGGAGGCATTTAACATGGTCTCCTTTGCTGGCATTGCCGACGTCATCGGTCCTGCGCTGGGGGAGATGGGCCGGGCCTATTCCGATGCGGTCTTGAACCTCCCCAAAGTCCGCGCCCAGCAGGAACTCATCCCCCTCGAAGTGGAGAAAGCCCAGCTCGGCGTGGAGAAACTCCGGCGGGACGTGGAGCAACCGTATAAGCCCATTATCTCGCCCTGGGGAGCGTGGTTCTACAATCCTCAAACCAGGCGCTACGAGTTTGATGCGCGGCCAGAGCATGCCAAGCAGGTAGCGGCTGTCGAGAAAATGAATCACCTGGTTACGATGCTCAAAAACCCTGATCCTCAGGTCCAGGAGGTGGCAAGGTCCGAACTCTCGCGCATGCAGGCGCCGATGTTTAGCGCCACGTCGCAAGATGAGTTTCGCAAAGCCACCATTGCCGAGCGGAAAAGGGCGGCTGATGTGCGGGAACCCTACGTGAAAGCGCAAATCGACCAGATTCAGGCGAATATCGCCCGGATGAAGGCGATCACCGATATTGACCAGCAAAATACCACGATTCGGGCCGTGCATGAGATGAACATGGCGTATTACCAGCAACAACTGGTGAGCTTGCAGGGGGAATACCAACAGATTCTCCGCGACAAGGGCGTTACTGTCGAGGGTGTGCAGGCGCCACTGCCTGGAGGGGTGGGTCTCTCAGGCCAGCCAGGTGCAACCAGGCCAGAGGGCTATCCCGTCCCACCCAGTCCGCCTGCGCCGGCCGCTCCCCCTTCCGGGATGAAGGCGCCGCCACGGGTGACTGGACAGCCCCCCATAGACGAGTTTACCCGGCAGTACATGCTGGAATTTCTGATGGTGGGGCCAGAGGCGTCAAAAGCCATGATCGATGCCTACAAAACGGTACCAGGCGCCGAAGGCACGGATACGCTCCGCTCCATGCAGCTGGCCTGGGATTTGACCCATGGCCGCACGAAGGGAGAGACACCCGCACCTCAGGCACAGCCCACCCCGTCGCCAGCATCTGCAGCCCCTCCACCTCCCGCAGCGCCAGCGCCAGCGCCCTCTGGGACCCCTGTCTCCGAGCAGGCACCCGCACCGGCGACACCGACCTTTCCTTCTGGGGCTCCGGCGGAGGGGTATTTAGGGCCACAGAAGATGCCTAATGGGCAAACCGCCACGGTCATGCTTACGACCGTAAGTGATCCACGCTTGAATAGCGCCAGGCATACGAATATCCCGCTGCTGGTCAATGGGCAAATTGGTGTCGATCGACTCCTCAGGGGCGAGAAACCCACGCCAGGACAAATCCAAAAAGCCGTGGCCCACGCCCTCGCCCGCGTGAAGAAAGGGGAGACGATCCCGTCTTATGATTCGGTCGAAGCCGCCACGCGGGCAGCCATGGATGAATCGAACTTGCGTGGACAGCATCTTCAGGGCACCGCGCCAGCCCCAGCGCCAGCGCCAGCCCCAGCACCCAGGGATCCTATGGCGCCGCTGGTGCCAGAAGCCTCACCGACGACGCCAGCAGCAGGAGCCCCAACGATTCTCATGCCGCTGCCTGAGGACGAGGCAAGCTACCGCTACCAGGTCGAGAATCGAGAGCGCGATCCTATGCTGCAACCACCCCTCCCGCCACTGCCAGCAGGCGAGACGCCCCCTGATGCGAAGCCAGGCGAGGCGCTGCCGCCAGGGTCGACACGATTTCCGCCCTCGCAACTCAAGGTGGAGAAGGCGGAACGCGAGGAGAAAGCGGCGACGAGGGCTGAAGAACGCCAGCAGTGGGGCAGAACAGAACAGGAACGCAAGGGCGAGCGGCATGGCTGGGCGGGGGAAGCCGCCGAGCGGGCCAGACGTGAGGCCGCAATCAAAGAGGAGGTCGAGAAGCGCCACCAAAAAGAGCACGACCTGGCGGTCCAAGCTGCGGCGCAAAAGACCGAGCGACACGCCCGCGATCTGCAGGAGATGGATGAGCGCAGTCGCCGTGCCGACGCCGAACTGGCACTCTCCGAGCAACGTCTCGCCCTGGCCTATCAGCAGCAGTATCTCGAACTGAACAAGGTGCTGAGTGAAGGGGAGTTCCAGCGCCTCAAAGAGTGGAATGACATGCCGGCGAACAAGGGCTACCAGGAGGTCATGTCTGCCTGGGCCAAGATTAAAACCGTGAGTGAGCTGCCCAACCGCTCCGTCGCTGGCGACGAGGCCCTCATTTACACGTTTGCCAAGCTCCTCGATGACCGCACCGGTGTCCGCAATGAAGAGCATGAACTCTTTTCCCACGGGGGGAACTTGCGCGAGCAGGTGGCACGCTGGGGCATCTGGCTGAGGAGCGGCCAGGTCCTCCCCGATAATATCTACAACGAGTACATCAACATTGCCAGGCGACTCGCCGTCGCGCAGAACAAGGGCTTTGTGCGCCACGCAGCGCAGTTTGCCGAGACCAGCAAGAACCAGGGCTACCGGCCTGAAAACACGGTCTTTGACTACCGCACCGACGACATGGCGGCGCTCAAACCCTGGGACGAGATTGTCGGCAAACCGTCCCCCCCTCGTACCCTGCCCCAGCCCCTGGCGCAGCCACCCAGAGGGCAGACGACCACCGCGCCAGCGCCGGCCCAAGGCGCGGCAGACGCCGGGAAGAAAGTGGTGACGAAGGCCATCATTGACGAAACCTGGAAGAAGTCGAAGGAGAAATATCCTACGATCACTCGGGAAGAGATCATTCGTCAGCTCGGTCTTAAGCCGAACTATATCATAAAGGATGAGTGATGACATCCTCACCGGCCTGAAGGCCGATGCTTCGAACATCGAAGACACGTGCTGAAACGTGCGGTTGCAGTTACCGACCACCAGAGAGGAGCCCTGATGCTTTCCCTGCTTAAGCGCCCTGTCACCTTGCGCACGACTGTGAAGCATGCCCCACAGTCCGGTTTCTTTGAACCTCCCCATGGCTAAAGCCAGGGGATTCCAGACTGTACCTCGCGGTACATCTCGTGGGCCATTCCGGCCCCGTGCTGGCTCTGGTGTTGCTCCCACACCCGGAGCACCTGTCCAGCACTTACCGTCCCGCTTCCCTCGCGACGTTGCCTGTGGAAGCACAACGATACGGGTCAATTCGGGGTGTTGACACAGATGATCACCTGCATACCCACACCAGGGCTGCCTAGACGGCTCTCGCTCCTGGCACGATACGGAGGGGCAATACATCCGATGCGGCTGACGCAACGAGTCCGGCAGCAGATTAAGCATCTGATCCTCTGGCGTTCAACATTTTACGTCGCAGACTTCCTGCGACAACGCCCTATGCTGAGTTTCAAAGAACTACAGAGATTGTACCTGTTATTTTGTGCCCTATGCAACACTGTATGCGGCATGCTGCCGCAGCAGGAATTGGTCCTGCGGACCAACGCGCTATCCTTCCCCATGGCTAAAGCCAGGGGGTTGCCGCGCGTTCTGCTCATTCGTCGGTTCAACTTTTACCCAGAGCCCTACGCTCTGGAACCCGGCGAAGCTGAAGTTGTGAAAGAGCCGCGCACCTTGGTGCATCGTGTACGGCGCTGGACACCAGCTATTCCTGACGATGCGATGCCGTATTGTTCCAAGTGTACCCGGTATTTTGTAACCTATGCAAGTGGTATGCGGCATGCTGCCGCAGCAGAACTGTTGCCCTGGCGGGCAACCCTTTTTCACTCCCGCCCTGAACGGCGGGATACCCAAAGGGAATTTTGATGGCTGATCCTGAGAGCCTGGATGCCGAGATTGTCGATCCGGAAAGTCTCGACGCCGAGATTGTGGCACCCCCTGCGCCTCAAGCGCCCAGTGGGCTCCCGTCCTGGTATACCTCCACCTTCGGGCCAGAGAATCCGCTGCGGCGTGGCGTGCGGTCGGTGGAGGAGTCCGTCCGGCAAGGCTTCCCCATGATGACGGATATCGAAACCAGCTACGAGATGCTCAAGGATGCTGCCGAGGCAGCGCCTGACGCCCTCAATCCCCTCAACTGGTTGGAAGCCGTGTCTCTCTACAATCTGGCCAGGAAGAAGGCGCAGATGGGGATTTCTCTGACGGAGGCGGAACAGGCTCGCGTAGACGAAAACCGCAAGCGCATGCGGTTTACCTGGCAGTATGTCTTTCCCATGCTGGTCTCTGTGGGGGTCAAAGGCCGCATCCCTCCGAGTGCGTACCAGATGACCCAGATGTCACGCTTGAGAGCGTTCATGGATCCCTTCCTTGGTCCGATGCGCATGCTGCTGACGGGGGCGGTAGGATCTGGCACGGGCGCCTATATGGCCAACTACTTTGATCCAGACCCCAAGCGCTACAGCGATCCGCTCATGGAAGCGCTTTTTGGGGGAACGGGTGAGCTACTCGGAGGGACCGTGCTTCCGGCCGCACTGCGCTCTATTGGCAATGCCCTGGTCCCCGAGCCTGCCCGCAAAGAGATTCTCGACTATATGGCGAAAAACTACCCGGATGTGGTCCTCCCCCTGGGCTTTCAGACGGGATCAAAGAGTCTGCGCTCGACCGAGTATCACCTGCAAAACGCCCCTATTGTGAGCCGAGGTATCCGAAGCCGCTACGACGTAGCGCAGCAGGCCCTGGAACACGACCTCCGCATGCTCGAATCCTCGATGCCGAGCGGCTCTGCTCCGCCTACGGGCTGGAGCCTGGTGCGCCAGGAGGTCGATCCCTGGGGCATGACGCCCCACGGCGGAAGAGTGGGCCAGGAAACCACCCGCCTGGTGGATGAGGCGATGCGGGATTTTGGCGTGCAGGCTCCCGGTGGGGAGACGATCCCGCAGGTGCGGCGGCTCGGAGGCGAGGTCGAGGCCTTCAACGTGGGGATGTTTCCTGCGTCCGCCCAGCAGGCCCTCAGGACCGCCAAGCAGTACCGTGCCTCGCAGGGCTTGCCGGCGTTCTCGCCCAGAGAAGAGCAGGTGTTTCTCGAAGATCACGTCCTCGCCGAAGTCCCCAAGACCCTGCTCAGTGGCGTTCACAGGTCGCTTGATAACGCCAAAGCCAGGCTCAACCAGGTCTATCAGCATCTCTATAGCCGCATGCAGCAAACGCCCATGGATATTGCCAAGGTCCAGCAGGTCCGCAATATTACCCTGCCCATGCTGGGGAATGCCAGCACCGATTCGGTCTATCACAATGTCTTTAACCAGATTCGCGCCCTCAAGCTGCTTCCTGACAAGGTGACGTTCAACACCGTGGAAGACCTCTATAGCCAGATGCACGCCTTGCGCCTGGATGTGGCGCAGGCGATTACGGAAAAGCTGGGACCAGACCCGGTGACAGGCCAGCTCATGACCACGACGGCGGGTGCCAAAGATCTGCAAGACCGGATTATGCCGCGGGTGAATCAGATGATGAAGCCCTTAGAAGAACTCCTGCACGGCAAGATGGTCGATCTCAAATGGGTGCAGGATAAAGCCCTGGCCGACCTCGCCATCTATGGCCGGGGCTCCAAAGTCCCCCTGGTCTCTCTGGAGCAAGGCGTGCCGGTGCCCAGACGCGGGGAAACGCTCGATCCCGACATTGCCTGGCTGGCTGCGCTGGTCAGGCAACCGCGCTATGTCTCCTTTGACCAGGCGCAGGCCTTGCGCTCACAGGCAGGGATTCTCAAGCGTCATGAGGGCTCCAACATCGGCAACCGCATGGCCGAGCGGGGGGAGGAATATAGCGAATATCTCAAAAACTCGATGGGGGAAACGGCCAACAAGCTGGGGAGTGGACCCACCGGGCTCTATCAGTCCTGGCGGGCGGCCGATGCGCTCTACGCCGATGCGGCCCGGGTGTGGAACTCGCCCCTCATGCAGGATGTGACCAGTATGAGCCCGGATGACTTCCTGACACGCATCGTTATGAACGAGCGTCCCGGCGATACGGCCATGCTCCGCAGTGTGGCGCCAGCCGAGGCCTGGCGGCAGGTGGGACCCATGTGGCTCACGCGCCAGATCCGCGCCGCGCAGGACCCGGTGACGGGAGCGCTCAGACCAGAGATGCTGGAGCGCACGATTCATGCCCTTACCAAAGCCACCCAGAGTGACGCCTTTGCTGGCCGCGATCTGACCCCACTGAAAACCGCGCTGGATAAAGCCACGGCTATGCAGCGGGCCCTCACCGTGTCCGATCCCGGGGAGCTGCGGGAACTCGCCAGGGTGATTGGTGATCCCGCCCTCATGGCGGCGGTCAGGAGCGATCGTCTCTCCAAGGTCCTGGCCGGGACCCAGGACGTGGCCACCAACCTCACCCAGGCCGGGAAGCTCGCGGCTCGCCTGGGTGAGATTCCCCCTGCCGAACGAGACATCCTCTTTCCTGGTGGGGAACTGCAGGTGTTACGCGCACGTCTGGGCCAGGCCGACGCCCTGCAACAATCGGCCAGGGAGATGGATCCGACCCGGCTCACCCAGCTCATGAATGAGGTCAAAGATCCGGCCCTCAAACGCGCCGTCCAGGAAGACTGGTTCACGCGGGAACTTGCACCCTACTTTCACGCCGAAGGCCGCGTCGACCTCAATGGTCTCTATACCAGGATGAATGAGTTACGGGCGCAACCAGCCTTCAGGCAGGCGCTCTTTCCCGCAGGAGAGCTGGACCGCCTGATCACGCAGGTCGATGTAGCGCACGCGCTGTCCAAAGCGCCCAGGGCTGCCGATGTCGGGGAGTTGGGGAACTTCAAAGCTCGCGTCACGGCGGTAGACCCGAACCTCTGGCGGGTGGCGGAAAGTGACTGGTTGGCGCAGGGCTTCTTTCGCACTGACCAGAAGTCTGGCCTCCTCGACGGGGCGCACATGATGGCCTATCTGGATAAGGACAAGCACTTTACGACCATGATGCTTGGACAAGACGGCGAGCGGGAACTGCGGCATCTGGCGGCGACGGTCAAAGCCTTAGAGGATCGACCAGGCCGCGGCGGGGCCCTGGCGCGGATAACGCCCTGGGGGATCGCCTTTGCCGGGATGTATGCCTTTGGCCCCACGCAGGCCGCGGCGGGAGTAGGCCTCGTTGGCCTTGGTGGAGGCACGCTCTCCTGGCTGCTCTCGCACCCGCAGGCGACACGGGCCATTGCGCATGCGCTCCATACCCCGGCGGAGAGTCCGATGGCCGGGGAGATTATGGGCCTCCTCACCGGCATTCTGGCAGGGGATGTGCTCAGTTCCGGCAGGCAACTCAAGGTGACCCCGCCTCCGGGGCTTCCTGCCCCTACCCCTGCACGCTAAGGCTAAGGAGACGTGACGATGCGACTCTTCCTCCTCTTCGTGCTCCTGCTGCTCATGCCTGGTGTGGCGCAGGCGGCCAACACCCACGGCAATCCCAACACCGAGCAGCAAATGTACTGGGCAGATGCGACGAGACCCTATGTGGTGCGAGGCTGCTTGCCCGTGGTGCCGGCGTCAGGGGTTGCCTTTGCGGCCTTTGCCTGTGATGCCTATGTGCTCGGCACCAGTGGCGAGCTTCTCTACGTGACGCAACCGGCGGCGGCACTCACGCTCCCGAATGTGGCCGGGACGCACTGGCTTGGGGTGTGCCGGGATCAGACGAGTGTGGTGAGTGGATGGACGAGGCAGCAGGGGACACACTATGTGCACCGGCAGAGTGTCAGTGAACCCACGACGCCTACCGGGTGTCTCGTGCTGGCGCAGGCGCAGGTGGCCAGTTCCTCCATTACCGTGGCGTTCCCGGTGGCTCAGACTCTGGCGCTGTCCCTTGAACGGCAGACAGGCGGGACCATTATTCATGCCTCGACCGCTGGGGTGCGCTGCGATGGCGTCCAGGTGGAGAGCCACATCATCCAGTACTTGATTGACCGGCAAAAAGCCGCTGGGGGCGGGACCGTCCTGTTGCCGCGGGGCACCTGCGTGGTGGATACGCTGCACATGGACGATCAGGTGACGCTGCAGGGGGCTGGACGTGGGCGCACGATTCTCTCCCATACGGCGCATACCGACACGCACCGGCCCGTCATTCGCATCGGCGATGCTGGGGATACGTCCAAAGGCGGGCAGAGTAAAGGGGCGGTCACCGGAGCCCAGGTCCGCGACCTCTCCATTGATGGCAACCGCGCCAGTCAGGTGGCCAACGAATTTGCGCCGGGGATTATGATCTGGGGTTCGGATAACAACGTGGTGAGCCAGGTAGAAATTTACGATGTCTCCGGCGACGGCATCACCATTGGCTACGATACCGAGCGTCTCGCCGGCTCCCATCGCAACCGCATCGAGTACTGCGATATCCAAGACGTGCACCCCAACCGCCAGGGCATCGCCATCGTCTGGGGGAATCAGAACCAGATTCTCTTCAATACGGTCGGGGACTTCATTGATTTGGAACTGGATGCCGGTGTGGGCGAGATCAAGCACAATCTGGTGCAAGGCAATACGGGGCGAGTGGTCAGTGGCTCTGCGACGACGATTTTGCCCAGTGATCTGGGGTTGGCCGTGGTCGTCAACGGGGGGACGGCGGCGGACAAGGCGAGGTTCTTTGGCAATGTCTTTCAGGGCAATATCGCCTATCAATTCAAGTGTATCTACGGGGTGGTCACGACCTTTACCGGCAATACCCTGGTGGGCTCCAATGCCACGCAGCAATATCTCATGGAACTCGATGCCTGCGATGATACCACCATCGTGGGCAATACCCTCATCGCCAATAAGGTCGTCGCCACAGCGCTCGTGGCCCTGGTGCGGACACGGGCCACGTCGCAACTCACGGTGACGCAGAACAATGTGAACAAGGATACGCTGCCCTTTCACTCCTTTGTCTCCACCTACGCGGCGGAACCTGCGGCGGTCAATCAGATTTTTACCGACAACAACGCCTCTGGAGTAGGCGACTACCGGACCGGGAGTTCGACCAGTATGGTGACGGAGTCGAGTGTGTACCGGCTGCAATTTTCCGGGGGGACGCCGCAGGTGTTTACGGCGACCAGGGTACAAGGGCCGGCGCTGCCGCTCACCTTTGCCTCGGGCGGTGGTCTGGGCCAGGTACTCAATGTGACCGTGACCTTTGCCTCAGGCGCGGGCTTATGGCGACTTGAAGTGTTGCCCTATGGGACCGTA